AAGATCAACTACAGATACAATTGAAATGGCTCTCAAAGACAATGTACATTGTCTAGTAACTTATAATAGTATTGCTGCATCTGAGGCACTGCTTAACGGTAAACCAGCATTCACCTTGGGACCCAATGCTGCACATTCGCTGTGCTTATCCGATTTGTCTAAGATCGAAACACCATATATCCCCGACCCGGATGAGTTAGTTGCATGGGCAGCTCATTTAGCATACTGTCAATTTACTGAATTAGAAATGAGAGACGGTACAGCGTGGCGGATATTAAATGACCATTGATGTTATAGTTTACCTAAGCTCTTTGAACAAACAGGTTCCTGGTAGGAAAGTAGATACCCTAATGGCATTTGCCGAGGGAGCTAGAAAATCAGGAGCACGAGTTCATATAGAAACAAAATATAATTACAGGCCATCGAAACTGGCTGTCATTTTAGGTTGGCCTAGTCCAAATCCTTCAGCAAGAAATATAGTCTTTAGACAAGAAATAGTAGACAAACAGGCTTTATCAAAAAATCATGTTATGTCTATTGATGCTAACTGTTTTAAATTTGTTGACAAAGAAAGTAATTATTTAAGATACAGCATAGGCGGAGTCTGGTATGACACAAGTCAATATGCAAATAAAAACAGTGATTCATCTAGATGGAATCAATTATCTAAAGATTTTAATCTATCATTATCTCCGTGGAAAAATCAAGGAGAATATATTCTGTTCCTTATACAAAGAGATGGCGGTTGGGGAATGAAAGGCCTTAATCCTGTCGAGTGGGCGAGAAGAAAAATAAAAGAAGTACGTAAGTATACAGATCTTCCTATTGTGTTGAGACCGCATCCTGGGAAGGTAGCTGATTTGAGACCTATAGTTGTAGAAGGAACCAGGATCAGTGACAGCACAAATATCTCTTTGTTAGACGATCTACGTAGAGCTAAAGCCGCTTTAGTGTTTAACAGCAGTAGCGGTGTGGCGGCATCATTAATGGGTGTTCCTTTATGGGTAGATGACAGCAGCAGTGTCTGCTGGGATGTAGCTAATAAAGATCTAAGTAATCTGAATAATCCTACAATGTTTGATAGAGATCAGTGGATCTATGATTTGGCAGCATGTCATTGGACTGATAACGAAAGCAGACAAGGTATAGTTTTTAATAAGTTTTTACCTTATCTGACATGATAATATTTTGTTACGGTTGTAGTTTTACTGGAGGAGTATACGAAGGTAGTGAACTTAAAGAATCGTGGCCTTACAGATTATCTCTAATGCTGCCTAATTCTAAAGTTTACAACTTTGGAAAGCAAGCAACTAGTGTTTTGTATTCTCTTAATATGATTGAACAATCCACAAAGCATTTGAAACCGGACCTAATACTAACACAACTAACCGAACCTACCAGAATAACTTTTTACGATCACAATTACAGTTTAAATTTAGATCGTGATACAATACAACTATCAAATAATTATTATTCCCTAAAAGAATCAATAAATGATAAAATTTACCCAGTGAATGCATTTAGCGGTAAAAAACAATCTAAAGAAATCATGGAAGATTCTTTCCGATTAGAAAGATTCAAGACCTACGAAAAATTAGTGTCTATGCTAGATGATATAAATCATTTTGATCCAGAATATAGAGCATTTTACCACAGAGCAGTTCAATTATCGAACTTTGTTTTTTTCCATAGAAAACTTTACAGAGAAGTTCCTTTACTAGAAAACGTTCCATGTGTAGAAAAAGAACTAGGTACTGATAACTTTTTGAAATTTGTAGTAGATAAGGGATTTCATTTTGGTAAACCTGGATCGGAATGGATCGCTAATTGGCTTTATCAGAAATTGCATTTAAATACCACTGATTGACTGGAGTTTCATAATTTCTAAACCACCAGTACAAATTTGGTCCTTGCCAATTAGAAAACTTATCTTGATACCATTCTACGCTTCTTGGATATGTTACTAAATTTTGATCGTAAATTCTTTTTTTAGATTTAACCGGTTTATAAGGATCATGTAAACCGATAAAGACAAACTTAGTAGCGTAGCCCATTAATTTTTCTTTAATCCAATCTAAATCTGCATCTGGGATACTTCCTAAAACTTGTGTGCATATTACTGCATCAAATTTCATTCCTATAGGTTCTACAGAAAATTTTTCTACACAAGGATCGTACTTATATACTTCTTTAGCATTTATTCTTGTTTGAAAAGTCATTGGATCTGTTAGAGAATTATCTGGCATTCCGTACTGTACCAGGTTTTCATATTGAGCCCCTTTACCACAACCATAATCTAAAACTGTACTGGCATTGTGCAAATCCATAAGTACTCTAATTTGATTATGATAATTTTTACAATCGGTTCCATTCCAACTTGAATTTTCTTTTTGAAATTTTTTGCCGATTTCGAGAGACTTTTCGTAATATTGACTAGGCATTATAACTTTCCTATAAATTTTCTATTTTCTGCTACCCACTGTTGTGCTGTTTCTGATTTATAATATTCGCTAGTCCAATCACTGTATATCTGCCAGTTGGCTGGTTGATCGTAATCTTTTCTTAACAGATACATTTGACAACTTACACTGACCGCTCTGGCAGTAGGATTTAGAATGTACTTAAACATAACATTACCACTTTTATGTTTAGGTCCATTTAATCTAGTGACTATAGAATTTTCTTCATCCATCGCACTACGCCGTGCAATAATTAAAAAATCTGTTATTTTTTTTGTAGTGCTTGCATCTATTCTTTCATGCAATTTGTTATAGTGATTAGTAAAATCTATCCCCATAAAGGCTACATCGTTTCTATCATTTACAATTTCTTCTAATTCACTTAGTACCACAGGCATTGAATTTTTAGTAAACCAGATATCACTTCTAATTTTTATAATTATATCTTCTTGTACATTTTTACATGCCTGTAAAAAATCCCATACCTGAACACCCCCACTAGATGTAAAAGGGCCTTCTGTACTAGGAGCCGAACGACTAAAATCGTAGACGTTGATATCATATTTCGTTCTTAACAAATCTAATAGCTGTTTGTGATTGTTTTCGGCAGTATGAAAAAATCTTTTTTGACCTATATAGACTAAGGCGATTGCCATCTTGTAAAATCCTTTATATCTAAATCCATCTGATTCCACCCTTTATTTGTTCTCCACCAATTAACTGCATCTTGCATGGGATGAGGTATAATAAAAGTTTTCTTTCCAATTTCGGATTTACCATCCAATATATAACTTTGAATATAATCTCTACAAACTATTTCGTCTGCGGGGTAGTCAGCATAAGTCTGCCGGACTAGCCATATCTGACAAAGTATTCTAAAAGCAGAAATTTCTTGATAATAGAGGCCATCCTCGGTTACCTTCATTGGAATTAATAACTTGAATAGATTATTTCCGCTTCGTCTTTTTTTTGGACTTAACCCCTGAATGTAATCAATAACCTCATTTCCGGGTTTCATCTTTGATCTATTAGCAATGATTACAAAATCCTGGACGCCGGGTGCAACACCATTAATAACTATTAGTTTTTCAAATATTTTACCTGCATTTTCGTGAATCCAATCGCTGCCTAAATAGGCAATATCTGTGTTACCTTTTAGAATTTCGTTTATTTCATTGCAGATAATATCTATACTTGTATCTGTAAACCAAACATCAGTTCTTAACCTCATAACATACGGTTCAGTGGTATTGTTACATGCTCTTACGAAATCCCAAACCTGTATACCTCCACCTTGCCCTCTGCGATATATCGTATCCTCGTGAATGTTGCCTTCTTCAAACGGGCACTGTCCTCTTAATGGATCATCTTTCGTAAACCAATAAAGATTAAAATCACAAATTGATTTAATTTTATCAAATAACTTTTGATGATTTAGTTTGGTCAATTCTAAATTATGCCTTTTATCTCCGGTGTAAAAAATTGCTAACGTTTTCATATGAAATCTCTTAAATTGTCGGTGTCTCTCTTAATGTTTATTGCAATCGCTCGTGGATATGGGTTTGCATCATTGTAATCATTTATTAAAATACGTTTTGTGTTAGGCAATCCAGATATAAGTTGAAAATTTTTAAATCCTAAATCCGTTAACATTTTTTCAGTAATCGAATGTACACTATCATGTCTTGCAGTGGTGAAAATTATCATGCTACCGTTATCTATTAGATTTTTGATACGTTTAATATTTTCTTCTAACGGAATTGGTGTATTTCCAACTTCTGTCCTAGATTGTGCCTTTATAATAGTTCCGTCAATATCACAAAAAATCACAGCTTTATCATTATATTCAAACCATTCTTCTGCTGTTCCAACATCTACATAATTTGTAACAGAATTTTCTTTGAATATAGATCCTGCAATTAAACATTCTTCGATAATATGACTTACGAAAATTTCCTTACTATTGTTGTTTTTTAGTTTTTCAAAAGTTGATATAAACATATCAGCTGATTCGAATTTATATCCGCCTACACAAAATTTGTCAGATACTACCTGCTTTTCTATGATACTAGTTATGATGCCTTGATCATTAGAAACTATAAAACTTTTAGAAGATAATCTTTTTAAGATTTCATGGTCTTTAATATTAGATACACAAACATAATTTCCTTCTTCATATTTGTGATCAAAAAAACTATCACAATCTTTAATAAAAAATTCTTCTTCGGTTAAACCTATCTTCTTCAATATTTGATATACAGTATCAGCAGGCCCCGAAGTCTTGTTTTCTAGAATTACTACTGTGATTGCATCACCATATTCATTTTGAATATATTCAGCAGTTTTATATTGATCGTTGTGTTCTTTGAGAATGCCAATAGTGATATTATGTTTTCCTATAAATTTCTCTAAAGATTTTTCAAACATATATTTTCCTTGAAAATCAGCTAAAATATATTTTGGCCGCATGTTAGGAAATCTTGTAGATAAGCCAGCAGCAGGCATAATTATTTCCATAATGAATAAATTCCCTTAAGTAAAAAGTTTCTTTCTAATGTATTAGGTTGACTATGTCTATATACTCTGAGAAGCATTAGAATTAACAGATAATTATTGTCTGCTAATGGGTATGTTTTTAATATTTTATCTTGAATGTGTTTTGTTTTAACATCTAGCATCGAATTATCTTTTCTAGTGAACCAACCTAATTCTAGATCTTGTCTAAGTTTAGCTATGTCAAATATGTAAGAATCGTATTCTATAGTAGCACAATCTATTAGGAAAAACCCTCTGTCGGCAGTATAGATAATATTTTCTAAAGTTAAATCTCCATGATAATCAGACGCTGGTAGAAAAGTAGGAAGACGTTGAAGTAACTCGGATTTATTAAATGGCATTTCTTCAAAATTAACTTCCTCTAATTTTTTCTTATAGATCTCTGAGTAATCTTTTTCAATAGAATTTTTTGAAAAATTTTCTAATGTCTCTAACAAAAAATCTAAAAGTTTATCGTAGTTGTTTGTTCTAAGATAAGATTTGATGTCTAGTCCATGAAGATATTCCATGTCTATCATTTTTTTTGAGATAGTGTATAATTTTGGAATAGGATATTTTCCAGCCAACGCCTGCATACGCTCTATATTCCTTGAGATATTGCCTATCTTTCTAACAAAAAGCCTATCATGTTTTTGCATTAAAAATATCTGATTACCAGAGAACCCATAAAGTTCTTTCACCATTCTTGCAGCCATATTATTTGTATGCCACTACCCTACTGTCGATTGATGACTTGCCATGAAGATTATTTTCTACCTGCACTCTAAGAAAGCCGGCCTCTTTGAATAGTCTGCTCATACTTTCTGCACTATAACCCCACTTATGCAACATAGTAGGGTCGGGATATCTTACAGAGTCACCGTATATTCCTGCTACAGTACGTTTAATAAGTCGTTTATCGTGTGTCCAAAAACAGTCTGGATTGTTTACAACTTCTTGACACATTTTCAATAGATCGGGCCATTCGGTGGCCGCTGCGCCACCCGGACGAAGTATCCTATAAAATTCTTTATACATAGGAAGAATGAATTGCCTACTAATATGTTCAACAACATGAACAGACAATATTTCGTCCACGCAGTTGTCCGGCAATGGAAAAGGTTTAGTAATGTCGTGAATTAAAACATTAGGATCATGTCTCATGTATTCACCATCAACATTTAAATAACCTTCGAATAATCTACTGCCGCAGCCCAGATGTAGTTTTACTTTTTGTTTTTGTTGAATTAAGGCATTCACTTGATCAAACATTTTTAGTTCCTAACATGTTTATTGACAGATATTTGAGATATTTTTTTATTTTTACTCCATGCTCATCGAATTCATTGAATGCGTATTTTCGGTCAGTGATGGCCTGCATATCTTGCCATTGAATATCTCCGGCAGATGTGCTAGACCAAGCAAAATTACTCCAAGAAAATTGAGGAAACAAATATTCTATTGCCGAATGTGTGAATCTATAATAGTCTTTGGGATAACCGTGATATTTCCAAACCCACGGAACTGCAATGTATAATTTTCCACCCGGCTTTACTACCTCGGAAATTTTTTCTGCCATTACCCAGGGATTAGGTACATGTTCCATAACGCTGCAACAAATCACTAGATCAAAATAATTTTTTGGCAGTGGGTTTTTGCGAGCAGTTAAATCACAAACATAATCTACAGGGTTGTTTTCATCACCTTCTTCTATATCAGTGCCTTTAAATTCCAATCCCTGATTTTCAAAAAACCCTCTAAAGCCAGTACGATTATACTTGCAACCAATTTCTAAAACTGGTCCCTCTGGTTTAGGATATGTTTTTTCAATATATATTAAATCGTTTGGGCTTCCCATTTTACATTCCTAATTGTTGTTTTACTTCTTCTATGAATTTCTTACTTAACACTTCAGCTGAATATCTTTCATGAGTATATTTTTGTCCTCGAGCAATTTTTTTAAGAACTGCTTCCGGATTGTTTATAGCCCACTTAATCCCTTCAATATAATCTCCCTGCCAGGTAAATGGTTCAAATTCTTGATAGCTAGCGAGCGGAGTAGTTATTACAAATTTACCAGACATAATAGAATCTATTACTCTATTAGCACTTTTTGTATCTGTTCTCGGATTATCTGTTTGTACAGGCATTAACACAATATCGCAATGTGCTAACAGTTCCCCTTGTCGTTCCCATGTCCATTGTTCCATATTGAGTTTACTAAAATTTATTCCGCTGATAACACCCTTAGTTTGCCTTTGTTGCATTTTATTCAAAACTCTATCGGTCTTTTGACTTATCATTGTATATCTATAGGTTCCTATCTCTCTTTCTAATCTTTGCCAAACTTCTACCATTGGTAAAAATTTAAAACTTGATTGAGATCCAAACCATAGTAATTCAATAATAGGTTTGACTTCAAATTTAGGTTCTAATCTAGGTCTCTCATACGGATCAGGCATAACAATATAATCTCGTCCAGTATGATGTTTTGTGCTGATTCCCATGTTCTCGCTATTGACAGAAACTAAATCGGCCAATTTACAGCATGGTTCGTATTCTTCTTTCTCTTCAAATTTATTATCGCACAAATCGTAAATTGTTTTTGCTCCAAGGTCTTTCGCTTTCTGAATACTATGCGGTTGACTACGTTTTAAAAAAATTACAATCGTATTACTATCAACTTCTGACCAATCTGTCAATATTTTAGAATTATACCCTTGATCGGCTAACGCCTTTGACGTTACCTCGCCGCGTAATCGATGACTGGCCCGCTTAGGTTTGTATGCATCACTGTAAAATCTAATTTTTATTTCTGCCATTTAAGCACCCAGTCTTTGTTGAATTGTTCTACTACACGATAACCCCAACTTTCTAATATTTTTATAGCTGGTGTTTCGTCTCTGTCATTCTTGTATTCATGTTTTTGTTGTTCTATCACTAGAACAGGTTTATTTCTCTCAATAGTGTTTAACGCACCTGCTAAAATTTCTTCTTCAAACCCTTCGACGTCAATCTTAATCATATCGACATTTTCGAAGTTAAAACTATCCAATGTTTTCAGTGGTATTGTTCCTATTCCTAGAGAGTTAAGATCTATGTGGCTGTGTCCAGTGTTGCCTTCCACAATATTCATATTAATAAATGATTCTTTTCTGCCTAAAGCCACAGGAAACATTTGATAATTTTTATTTTGTACATTCAAATCAAAACATTTTCTAAATTCTTCTACAGGTTCAAATGCTAGCACAGTTTCAAAAGCATGTACTAAATCACATGCCCACAAACCAACATTAGCACCTATATCTATGCATGTTCTTTTTTGATCACACATACTAACAGCAAAATCTCTTGCCCGCCACTGATACCGTGCCACTCCATCCTTCTTCAAACTTTTATCTAACATTCGTGGAAAATGATCGTCGTATGAAGGAAACCAAAAACCGTGACTCTGTTTCATTGTATTACCTTCCAATAATTGCTTTTTCTTTGCATTTTCAAATCAACCGCCTTACTATGTCCTAATGACTTCCTATCATCTCCCTTGAGATGATCCAACCATTCGCCCCACTCGCTATTAATTATAGGATGTCCTTCACCTAAACTGTTACCTTTGTGAGGTCTTAGATCCGATAAGTGTGCTGCCCAGTCTAACTGTCTTAACTGTGGAAATTTTTCTCTTACTCTATCAAAAACAAAACTGTCATGCCATTCATCCATAGTAAAAATTCCATTTTCTGCCTCATCGTACACCCGTTGGAATTCTTTTAGAAAATCTCGGGTATTCTGCGATCGTAGATTCATGGCATAAAGTCCACATTCACTGTATTTGCCTTTTCTTCCTAGGTAACATAGATCTTTGTCGTTTGGGATTAGCCTTTCTATGTCTGCAATAGTAATAGGACTGTGGCATACAGTGTCTGCATCCATCCATACTAACCAGTCAGTATCATATTTTCTAGCGCAGTCAAAAATAGCGTAAACTTTATGACTGAATCTAATGGCATTCCATTTAAATCCTTTGCCGGCATCTTTTCTTTTAGATCTTACAGGATCTGCACTCACATCACCGTTGGCTTTAGGAACGTCTTTCCATCGATTTTTGAAATCCATAAGTTCTTTTACTTCTTCGAGCCGTTGTAAAGTAACGTGTTCGTGATCGCTAATGGCAGGATTGCACATTTCTGGATAAATGTGCAGTGTAACCTCTTTCGGCCAATTTTGACAGAACGAATCTATCATTCGTTGTCCGTATTTTTTACGACCTTCGTCGTTAAAGGTAGTTACTACTGAAATTTTCATGTTAATTTTTCCCATACGTGAAAAAACCCCTGTTGACTAGTGGCCCGCCACCCGCTGTCATACAAGGGTTTAGAATGTTCTCTTCCTATAACCTCATTTCCCTCGATAAAAATATTAGAATTGTTACGAGACCAAAAATGTTGTAACTGTTCTAATTTGTTTATCTGGTTTAAATCATAAAATATTGCCCCAACATCAGTGATGTTATTTAAATTTGAAATATTTTCTCTGTATACTAGATTTTTTGCTCGTAATGCAGGCATGCTGTCAGAAACTACAAACACAGTATCAAAAATTTCAATAATTACAGATAAATTTCCAAAAGCTTCTCCTACTACTAAAGCATTTGTAGAATTTCTAGACAATTTTCTGATTCTTTTATGAATCTTATTCATTTTTTTGGAGTAATGTTATTAGAATTAAATACACATATTATTTATTAGTCAAATGCGCTTCAAACTTTATCGCGAATTCGGTGCTCTTAATAGTCCTCCTGTTTTTGATGCTTTAGAAACCGGTCTGAGGATGCACGGCCATGACATTGTCAATGAAAATGAAGATGTTTCAGTAATTTGGTCAGTACTATGGGCCGGCAGAATGCGAGCTAACAGACAAATTTATCATAATTGTATACAACTTAATAAACCTATTATGATAATAGAAGTAGGTAATTTAAAAAGAGGCCAGACATGGAGACTGAGCCTTAATAATATCAATAATTTAGGAATTTTTGGTAACGACAAAGACCTAGATTTGAATAGACCATCTAAGTTAGGTGTTAGTCTTCAAAAAAGTCCAGAAATCCGCAGGGGAGAAATATTAATTGCCTGCCAACATCAAGAAAGCCTACAGTGGGAGGGGATGCCTCTTATGAAAGATTGGGTGTCTCAAACAATTAATAAGATCAAACAGTATACGCATAGAAGAATACGTGTAAGATATCATCCCCGCTCGTCATTTCCTTTCCAAATGTCCGGCGTTATTGTTGAACGTCCTCAAAAAATACCTAATACGTATGACGACTTTGATTTCTTTTACAATTACCACTGTGTAATTAATCATAACAGCGGTCCGGCAGTGCAGGCAGCAATAAATGGAGTTCCGATCTTATGCGATTCTTCAAGTTTAGCTAGTCCATTGAGCATTAAATGGGAGGAACTAGATAAACCATACCTGCCTGAAAGAGAAGAATGGTTCTTAAAGCTCTGTCATACCGAATGGACCATACAAGAAATAGCTAACGGAATACCGATTTCTAGATTATTTCGTTGACAACCACAATTTAAGGTTGTATACTTAGTAAATGCTAAACTCAGAGTATGCCGAAGATTTATTCGTAAAATTTTATTATCTCGTAGCCCTGCAAAAATTTCCTGTACAGGGTCAAGACTTCTCCCCTATTTGCAGTTTTTATGAAAAAATCTCTTCTGGTGAGGCATTGACGAAAAATCAGGCAAACTTTTTAGTTAAACTTTTAGAAAAGTATAAAAATATATCAGCCACTCATGGATTAGACTACAGATCCAACTTATCTGAATTAAAGTTTAAAAATGATTTTAGAGTATTAGATCTTTCTAAAAAAGTTTATGTAGAGAATAGAAATGGGAAATTAGAAATTTGTCTTAAATTTCCTTATCAGCTGAAAGATGTATTCGAAAAAGAAATAAATGTTAATTTACCAACGTCTGAAAGAGTAAGTCACTGGGATCCTCAAGATAAAGTAAGACGTCTTAGTCTATATGATTTTAATTTAATTGCCATATACGAGTTTGCAGTAAGGCATAACTTTGAAATAGACGACACATTCATGAACGTTGTGTCAGAAATTGAAGAAATATGGCAAAATGCAGACGATGTTTCTCCATTCAGTGACATAGATGTAGACAAAGTTGTTTTAAGAAATGCCAGCGACGAGACTCTCGAATGGTGGGAGAACAATAAATCAGGAATAGTTTCGCAAGATCTATTATTGGCAAAGAGTATGGGGTTTTTTTATCACGGAAAAGCTCTTACATACACAGAAAAAATCTCCTCACATCTGGAAAATATGTTTTGGATTAAAACTAACGAGGAGTTTTTTAAATTAGCAAATTGTTTCACTGATAAAATCGTTATTATCTTAGACAGAACTAGTAAAACACTTCCATGGTTACAGGCATTCGTATCAGCAGCAGACAAATTTCCAAAACTACGTAATGAAATTAGAGTGTGTTTTAGAGATAACAAAGATTCTACTTCTGGTTTAAATGATTGGATCAAATCTGCCGGAGTAGGCGGAAAAGTCGAAGATGGAAAAATTTTAATTTTTGAATCAAAACCTGCGAAGTGGTTGTTTAAGCAACAGGAAAATGTTATAATGTTAGTTACTAATAACATTTATCCGCCAACAAACAATTTAGCCCGCGATTGGTTTCATAGCCATCCATGTGTAGTATATTTGGGAGATACGCGGCCTACGGAGACAAAAGGACACAGAATTGTTGAACTGTAAATTAACAATTAAAGATGAAGTAAACATAAAAGTCGACGGACTGAAAGTAGAAACACGTCGGAAAATTGTCAACAAATTAAAGTTTGATTTGCCATATGCACGACATATGCCTGCCTATAAATTAGGAAGATGGGATGGTACGAAAACATATTTCAATATAGGCGGCACTGGTTATCTGGCTCATCTTGATGTGATATTGGAAATTATCGACAGTGACGGATACGATATAGAAGTAGAAGATTTGCGTCAGCCGCATGCATTTAAATTCACACCCATCGATGAAAATTATTGGGCGAATCAGAACAAGACGTGGCCGGAAGGGCACGTGGAAGCAGGTAAGCCTATAGTACTAAGAGACTATCAGTATGAAGTAGTCAATAAATTTTTAGAGAACCCACAGGCTCTACAGGAGGTAGCAACAGGTGCAGGTAAAACGATTACTACAGCGACGTTGTCGCATCTTTGTGAACCGTATGGTCGTACGATGGTTATTGTTCCGAACAAATCGCTTGTTGTCCAGACTGAAGAAGACTA